GGCCGCCGGTCTCGCCGATCTTGACGAGGTCAGCGGTGAACGAGCGTGCCAATGCTGCCGTCTTGCGGAACGCTGTGGAGATCTGCGCGGCGGTCAGATTCTCCGTGCTCGCCAACTCAGACAGCATCCCACCGACGTCCGTCAGCGAGTCCGCGACGCCTGCGCGCCACTCACGCAGGGCACCGAGCGTCTCGCTGATGAAGGCCTTCACGGCTGCCGTACCCTCCAGCGACGCTTCCTGCATCCCATCGATGATCTCGCGCGAGGTCGTATCAACCGTCGCGGCGAAGGCCTTGAGCGTGGGCATCCCATCCGCGAGCGTGGCCCGGTACAAGGACAGCTCCCGGCTCGTCTTCGCCACGGCGGCCCGCTGCTTGATCATCGCCAGATCGAGGATGAGCGCGGCATCGGCCGCCGCTACGCCGAACACGCTCAGAGAGTGCGTGAAGCCCTCGACGGACCACTTGCCCGAGTTGACGAGATCGGCCCAGACCCGGATCTGCTCTGCGCCGCCCTGCACCAGCGTGTCGAACTTATCCAGGCCCTCCTGAGAGCCGTCGATCGCGTTGCCGAAGAAACCCATCAGGTTCGTAGCCGAAGCCGCCGAGAGTCCCATGCCTTCGAGATCGGTCTGGAGCCTCTGCACCACGGGGATCAGGGTCTCCATGTTCTCTTCGATGCCGTCGAGCCCGGCGATGAGCCCGTCGAAGCTTGAATCCTCCAACGCCTTCCCCGCCAAGCTCATGCGATCGCGGAAGAACCCGAGCAGCTCGGCGTTCAGCCCGGTCCGTTCCGCCATCTCTTCCAGGTTGATGTTCGCGTCCGCGATCACACCCGATAGCACCTTGTAGATCACGATCAGCGGCGCCAGGACGATCGCGACGCTCCCGAGCGACGTCGCGAGCGCCACGACCTTCGGTCCTGCCGTAGCGGAGGCCGCGCCGAGCGCCGCCGTCGCACTTCCCGTCGCCGTGAACACGCGCCCGGCATCAAGAGCAGCCGTGGCAGCGATCGCGAACGAATCGCCCAGCACCTTGAGCCACCCAGGAACGAGGAGCATCACCTTCAGAGCGAGGATCACTGCACCGAGCTTCACCAGTATCGGCAACAGCGGAGCGACCGCCTTGAGCAGCTCGGCTAGGCCTGTCACTATCGGGGCGATCGCGCCGCCTACATCGATGAACGCGACCTCGACAGCCGCGAGCGCCTGCTGAAGCTTGAACTCGGCCGTTTCCTGGACCCGTGCGAAGGCCTCTTCGACGGTACCGCCGGAGGCTGCGACGTCTCGGAACACCTGCGCGACCTCGCCCGCGTTCGACCCGAGCAGCGACAGGACGCCGGTCTGTGCCCGGATGTTGCCGAACAGGGTCCCGAACTCCTCGGAGTTACCCTCGAACCGCTGCTGCAGATCCGTGAGCGTCGCCAGCAGGCCCCTATCCGCGATCGAGACACGCAATGCATCTGTCGACAGCCCAACAGAAGCAAGTAGCTCGTTCGCCTGCACTGTCGGATTCAGCATCGCGGATAGGGCACCTCGGAGTGCCGTCGCGGCTTCCTCCGCGTCCAAACCGGTCCGCGTCATCGCCGCGATCCCGGCGGCCACCTCCTCGAACTCGACGCCCATCTCCGACGCGATCGGGATCACGCGCCCGATCGCGCCTGCGATCGCGTCGGCTTCCCCCTTGCCTTCGCGGACCGCGGCCGTGAGGATGTCCGCGGCCCGCGCGGCACTGATGTTCTCCTGACCGTAGGCGTTGAGTACCGACGTGAGCGCGTCGGCGACGACCTGGGTCTCGCCCAAGCCGACCGCCGATGCCTTCGCCGCGACCGTGACGACCTCCATCGCATCCGCGGCATCGATGCCCGCGGACTGGGTGAAGTAGAGTGCCTCGGCCAGCTCCTGTGGTCCCTTGCCAAGGGCGACCGAGACGTCCAGGATCTCGGCTGAGAGCGAGTGCATCTGTGCCTCGGTCGAGCCGGCGAGGGTCACCGTGCGGACCATCGTGGACTCGAACTTCCCGAAGTCACTCGCCGCCTTGACCGCGACCGCGAGGCCGACGAAGGCCGCGCCCATCCCCACCACCGAGCGGCTGGCCTGAGCCGATGTGCTCGAGGCCGTAGCGCCGAACCCCTTGAGAGACGCCGAGGACTTCGCGAGGGCGGCCTGCAAGCCCGTGGCGTCCCCGAGGATCTTGACGTACAGAGACGAGACGGTAGCCATGACTAGACCTGCCCTCCCGGTTCGACCGGCCCGCCGGGTTCCACCGGCAGCTCGAAGCGGAGCACGACGTCATCGAGGTCGAGCGCCTTGGACCGCGGGCCCCGGTTGACGTTCGCGACCATCGCCGCGACCTGCGCGGACCGCAGATCATCGCGGCGCGGCCCGATCACCGGCCCTTGGACATGCTCGAGTGCCATCCACTCGCTCAGTTCGCGGCTGGAGATGGAACCGAGGAGCTCGGAGACGGTGCGACCGAGAGCGAGCGCGAGGAGGAAATAGAACTGTCGCTCTGGTCGCTGCCGAAGTTTCCCTCAAGCTCCTCCATGTCGGCTTCGGTGAGCCCACTCAGACGGCGGCAAACATCGGCGACGCGCGAGAGCCCGGCCGCGTTCTTCCGCGCGAGCTTGCCGATGTCCTCCTCACTGAACAACTGCTTGTCCGTGTCGTCGACGACGCTCATCGCCACGAGACGCGCGAGCGCGCTGCCCTTCGCCTGCGCGTACACCTTGCCGTTCTTGGAGTAGACGCCGAGCGAGTTCTCATACCGCTCGCGCTCCGTGCCCGAGAGCCCCCTGATCCGGTACCACTTATCACCGAACTCCGGGACGAACACGTCCTCGGTCAGGTGATCAGCGGAGTCGAGGATGTCCTCCCTGGAGCCGTACTTCCTTCCTTCAGACATGCCGAAGCCTCCCCCTGTAGCGCCGATGGTGCGGAGCGTGCTGGTGGTGCTGTCAGAGCATCAGAAAGCAGGGGAGAGGCCGAAAGCCCCCTCCCCTTATCTCGTTAGGACCCGTAGACGATCGCGCCGGTGGTGCGCCAGACGATGTCGGCGGTCAGCGCGGCACCGGTAGCCGGGACATGGACCTGGATGCTCTTGACGTAGGCCTGGACCGAGAGGTTCGCACCGTCGGTCAGCTCCCACGCCAGTGTGTCCACGGCACTCGAGTCGCCGATGATGGCGAACAGCGAGTTGTGGTCGGTCCAGTTCCAGTTGACGGCCATCGGGATCTCATCCGGCGTTATCAGCGCGGCGATGAACTCCCGCGTGCTGTTCGGCGAGTCGTGCGAAGTAACATCGAGGTCCTCCGCACCCTGACCGAAGTCGAAGTTCGTGACCTCCGGGACGGCGTCACCGCTGAACGTGACGACGGCACCTTGTGCGAGCAGTGCTTGGGTCATGGTGCATCTCCCTTCGTGCTGATGGATCGGATGGTCTGAGCACCGAGCGGCGCACAGGTGTGGAGCGGGCTAGGACGCGACCTCTTCTTCGTGAGCCCAGATACGGACGTCTACGATCGCGCCGAAGAGTTTCTGGCCGGGGTCATAGGTCTCGTAGTGGTTCTCGATCTGGCACTCGGCCATCAGCGGCTCCCAGATCTCCACGACCGCTCGCGCCGTCTGACGCGCGACGATGGCCGAGGTGTCCCAGCAGGTGAATTGATACAGCGGCCCGATGAGCGACGTCCCGTCGTGCGATCGGATGCGCCGTGCGCTGACACGCCGGTAGGTGACGGCGGGGAACAGCGCCTTCGGGGGAACCGAGACGGGGTAGACGTTGTCGGCGGCGAGGGTGAGCGTGTCGTATACATCGGAGTCGATGCTCATAGCCCCGCCACCCCTCGGATCGCGGTCTGCAACGCGACATCGACGGCCTGGGTGACCTCGTCCGCGGCGCTATCGGCAGCGGGACGCAGGAACGGCTGAGCGGGAGTATCGGAGGTCCCGAACTCGACGAACGGGGCGTACTCAAGCTCCGTACCGATCAGCGCCCCACCATCGTCGTCGTGCGTGATCTCCAGCGAGTCCCGGAGCGCACCCGTGAGGACCGGAACGCGCGAGGCGGCGACGGCAAGTACCTCGGCCGCGCCGACCTCCACGCCGGCATCTACGGCCTTAGCAGATGCCACGCTGAGCGCCACCATCCGCGCGATCGCGAGGTCTACACCGATCACGTCGATCCGCATCATGAGAATCCTTCCGCTGCCGGCTCGCGGTGCTCCAGATGCAGAACCGTGTAGATCGCGTAAGAGTCACGCCCGACCGAGACGATGTCGAAGGTCCCGCCGCGGGTGAGCGCACGATCCGTCTCGGAGATGTCGAAGTCGCCCTGGAGATAGCAGACCGCCGTGGCCTTCACGAACTCACCGGAGGCGTCACGGACCTCGCTGTCCCCACCCATCGGCGAGAACTGCGAGGGGATAGCGGTGTGCAGGACGTCCCAGGTCTGCTCGATCGCGCCCTCGTCATCCTGGAACGCGGTAGGGCGCTCGATCGTGGTGCTCTCAGGGAACAGCCGTGCGAGCACGGCCGGCGGTGCGTTCATCTGGAACGTCATCCGTGACCCTCCTCGCTGCGATCAGTGCCCGCATGGCGACGGGTGAGCGCGCCGCCCTCCGGTATTCCATGAGCAACGGCTGGTGATCCCCGTAGCCGTCCTGGCCGGCCCACAGGTCCCTCCCGGACTTCCCGATGCGGGCATGGTGCAGGTGGACGCACTCGCCCTTGACACGGCCAGCCTGCCCGAAGAGCGCGGTGAGCGCCGTGAAGAAGACCTGGTCCTCCGAGCCCCAGCCGCGGAAGCGTTCATCCAGTCCGCCTACGACCTCGAACGCCTCACGGGAGACCAATAGGGGAGGCGCCGGCGGGTAGCCCCCGCGGTGCTCCAGCCCCTTGCGATCCTCCACGGTGAGCACGCCGTCCCAGTTCGCCCCGAGTCCCAGGATGCGATCGGTCGCCTCGGCGCCGAGCTTCGTCTTGAGCCGCCACGGCTTCGCGAAGGCCTTCCCTCCTGCGATCAGCGCCGCAGCTTGGCGGACGAGGTCAGCGTCAACCCAGCTATCCGCATCGAGGATGTAGAAGATGCTCCCCTTCGCACGGGCCGCCGCCCGGTTGAGCGCGA